GGTAACGCTACACAAAGACGATATTAAGTGGAGATGAGAAAATGGGTAACATAGTAGGTCAAGGACGTCGAAAGAAGCTCAAATCTTTACGTTCTCTTGAAAACGCAGCGTACACAGGAGATTCTCCTCCAAGGAAATATGTTAAATCAAAATTGCCGTCAGCTCCTCGATATTTAAGTGTGTCGGCAAAAAAAGAGTGGAGACGTGTGGGTAAATTATTACTAAAGCATAACTTGATTAGTCGATTGGACTTTACAGCGTTTGCTGCGTATTGTCAGGCGTATGGTTTATGGGTCGAAATTGAGGAGAGACTTAACATATTTAGACAAGACGGTGAAAATATCTTTAGTGATAAGAATAATAAGGAGCATGCATCTGAAATTCAACAGCTTCTTAGGCTGTCTCAGCAAATGTCTACGCGCGTGCATAAGCTGTTGCAAGAATTTGGGCTTTCTCCATCAAGTAGAAGCAAAGTGCCTTTTGAAGAGGAGACAGAGGATAATCCGTATGAGCAGTGGAAAGAAGGAAAAAACGACACTAGTCCAGCGAAGAAGTAACTTTGATTATGAGGATCATCCTGCTGTTCGCTACGCGCTTGATGTTTGTAATGAGGTCATTTTAACTTGTGACTGGACTAAATTAGCAGTTGAACGCTATTTTTCTGATTGGGAAAGAGCAGAAAATGACGATCCGGAGTTTCCTTTTTATTTCGATGTTAACGCTGCTATTAGCGGAATAAAATTTTTTTCTTGGCTTCATCATTCAAAAGGTGAGTGGGCAGGGCAGACATTTGACTTACAGCCGTGGCAGCAATTTTATTTGTGGCAGTTGTTTGGGTGGAAGCGAAAGTCTGATAAGTCTAGACGATTTAGAACTTTTTACTTATCTGTAGCAAGAAAAAACGGGAAAACGACTCTTGCAGCGGGATTGGGATTGTATTTTTTGGATGGAGACGGAGAACCGGGAGCTGAAGTTTATAGTGCTGCGACAAAATTTGATCAAGCAAAATTGACTCATATTGAAGCTGAACGAATGGTGAAGTCGTCTCGATTTTTGCGTGATCATATTACAATTCACGTTAATAATATTTTTTGTAAGAAAACAAATAGCTTTTTTAGAGCCTTAGGACGTGATCATGATAGTTTAGACGGGCTAAATATGTCGTGTGGTATTGTTGATGAACTTCACGCACATAAAACTCGTGATTTATGGGATGTGCTTGATACAGCAACAGGATCTCGTCGTCAGCCGTTACTGTTTACTATTACAACTGCAGGGTTTAATAAATACTCAATTTGTTATGAGATTCATACATACACACAGCAGATCTTAGAACAATCACAAGTTGATGATACGTTTTTAGGCGGTATTTATACTATAGATCCAGGAGATGATTGGACTGATCAGTCTATATGGATAAAAGCAAATCCTAGTTTAGGCGTTTGTACAAAGCTAAATGATGTACAACGTAAGTTTAAAAAAGCGTCTGCAATTGCTGCTGCTCAAAATTCATTTATGCGTTTACATTTAAATATGTGGACTGAATCTGAGACTCGTTGGATTACAAATACGACTTGGTTGACAGCAGGATCTGATTTTAATCACAGTCTTTTACGGGGTCAGCAGTGTTGTGCAGGGCTTGACTTATCTACTACAACTGACGTTTCTGCGTTTATTCTTGTATTTCCGCCTACGTATAAAATTGATACATATAACGTTTTGTGTAGATTTTTTATTCCCTTAGACAATATTCATAAACGTGTCAGGAAAGATAAGGTTCCATTTGATGTTTGGATTGATGAAGGTTTTGTAACTGCAACTCCAGGAAAAGTAATTGACTATTCGTATATTATTGAACAAATAGAAAGAGACTCGTATGATTATGACTTAAGAACTATTGCATTTGACCGATGGGGCGCAACAAAAATATCACAAGACATACAAGATCTTGGTTATGAAATGTTTTCTGACGCGAAGTCTAAAAAACGATTACAAAATCGATTACTATTTCCTTTTGGACAAGGATATAAGAGCATGAGTCCGCCAATGAAAGAATTGGAAAAACTTATAATTTCTCAAAAATTAGATCACGGTAATAATCCAGTTTTAACATGGATGTGTTCTAATGTTGTTACAAGAGAGGATCCCGCAGGAAATATTAAGCCTGATAAGTCAACATCTGTTGATAGAATCGATGGAATTGTTGCGCTAATTATGGCATTAGACGCTGCTTTAAAGTTAAAACCTAAGATGAAGATTAAAATGCCTAGCGTAGCATAAGTTTTCCTTTACATTATTTAATTTATTTGATATATAAAATATAATTTAGTGTGTACTGTTGAAAACTGGAGAAGATTGGGATTTTTTGTGATGTAGAGAATACACAGTGAAATCATTTATTTCTAAACCGGATATATTTATCGCAGTAGGCTTGTCTCTATTAGGGACAGGCCTTTTTATTTGGTTCTCTGTAGGGGTATCTCTATCAGTTTTGGGAGCTATTTTTTTAAGTCTTGGAATATTAGCTAATCGATAGGTTGCTTTATGGGTATTTTTCCGTCTGTACTTAGACTATCGTCCAAATACGGACCTGAATCTGATTTTTGGTATAATAGAGTTGTAGCTCCTACAGATGCGGGTATTGATGTCAACGAACAAGTTGCGCTAACGTATTTGACTGTCTTTGCGTGTATATCTTTAATTGCGGGTGATGTTGCAAGGCTTCCCCTTAATCTTTATCGTAAGCGTAAAGATGGAGGTAAAGATACAATAACTGATCACGCGCTGTATGATATACTACATAACGTGCCTAATCCTGAAGTTACTTCATTTAATTATCGTGAAGCAAAACAGGGGCAATTGTTATTATGGGGTAATACTTTTGACTTTATAGAACGGGATAAACAAGGTAGAGTTCGTGCTTTATGGATTATTGAGGATCCCAATAAAGTAAAAGTATTTCGTTCAAAATCGGGAGAAATTGCGTATCAGTATAAACGCGCTGACGGTACAGAGGTTACTCGCACACGATATGAAATTTTTCATATTCCTGGGTTTGGATTTAATGGCTTATACGGCAAATCAATGATTACTATTGCACGTGAGTCAATAGCAGTTGGGCTTGCTGCTGAAAAGTATGGCAGTCGTTTTTTTGGCTCAGGAACTCACCCTAGCGGAATTTTATCTTTACCTCCTGAGGTCGAGCTCGGCGAAGAGGAGGACGCATATAATAAGTCGATCAAGGAACAATATGCGGGTTTAGGAAAATCACATAGCGTAATGATCTTAAAAAACGGTGAGACATATCAAGCTTTAAATATGAGTATGGAAGATGCTCAATTTTTAGAGACTCGAGATCATCAAAAAGTTGAAATTTGCGGAATGTATCATGTTCCGCCGCACAAGATTGCTTTGCACGGCGCGAATAGTAACTATAATAATTTAGAACAGGAAAACGCGGCATATGTTGATTCATGTTTGGTTAGATGGTTGACTAGATGGGAATCATGTATTTCACAACAGCTTCTTACAGAAGCGGAACGTCGTTCAGGACTATTTTTAGAGTTTTTAGTTGATGGACTTTTACGCGGTGATGCTCAGGCTCGGGCTACTCATTACAATAAAATGTTTCAAATTGGCGCGATAACTCCTAACGAAATTAGGGCAAAAGAAAATATGAATCCTCTTGATGTCCCTGAAGCTGATTCTTCTTTTGTTATGTTGAATTTGGGTAAGTTGGAAGATTCTTTAAGTATAGGAGATCTTGATTCACAGCCGCCGCCAGGGAAACAAGTTGAAGAACAACCCGAAGCTAAGCAGTTATATCGGGACTTTTTTACGCGGACACTTCCTTCTAGACAAACAGTTATTGTGCGTGATCGAATTGCAAAACGCTATGCTCCGTTAATTCGAGATGCTGCTCAAAATATAGTTAATCGGGAAGCAAAAGCAATTAAAAATAGAATACACGCAAGAGATATTGACTCATATGATATTTCATTATTCTTAGATGAGTTTTATGAAAAGTTTCCTGAATATATTGAACGAAAAATGGGA